AAATAGAATCTTTTTAATGGCATCAAGTTGTCGTTGTGCTTCTGATTCAGTTATTTTTCTTTTCCACTTAAACATAATATATCCTTTATCTTATTTTTCCACAAATGTTTTCATATTTTTAGAGTTTGTCGTAGCTTAACTTCGTTATAGTTTATTTATAATTTAGTTAATGTTCACTAATTCACCGTTACCAGAAACTTTATCAGTAACAACTATTCTACCTGCTGAGTCACCTCTTGAAGGAGATTTACCATAAATTTTTGGGGTACCATCTGAATCTTTTGCATCTGGATCAAATCTTTGGTCCTCTCTTCTAGCCCTAAATCTAAAATATAAATCGTGAGATTTGGCGTATTCAACTGCTCCAGTTAATACACCATTAAATTTAACTGTATTGGTTTTTACATCATATGGCGCAACCACATTCATTGGACCAATATACATATAGTCAATTGGACCACCCATCGATTTATTACCAACAACAATTTTTAATTTGGAAGAGCTTCCTATTTTACCAAAAACATCTGGAACTTTATCTCCAATATTTAAATTAAACTTTTGAGTCAAATGTTCATATGCAACTTTCATAAATTTTTTTGCCATTCCAGGAACTGCTAGTTCTAAACCACGCAATCCTCCTCCAGCAAGAGATGGTGCGCTTTCACCCTTTAGAGAAAGGTTAATAATTTTAATCTTTTTACCATCTCTAACATGAAGAACAACATCTGTATATGGCTCTGAACCACTTATTTGGCGACCTGTAAATTTATCAGCGTCAATCACGCCAGTAATTTTTGTTTTACCTGCAATTATTGTGATTGGATTTTTTTGATTTTTTTCAACAGCATCTTTAATAGCCTTAACTACTCCAGATTCTTGTCTTTCTGCTGATGCACCCGCCATATTACTCTCCTATTATACACTAAAAACTATTGTCACACCTACCTTCTACTTTAATTTGAAGTTTTATAACATCACCACAGGATGTGGCACACCTACCATACCAGTATATATGTTGCTAAACTGAGATACTTTAACGTTTACGACCTATTGTGTACTTACTTTGTAGGTCCCAGTCAGCTTTTTCCTTAAATGCGAGTACTTTGATCTGATTAAGCGGTGCTTTAGCTTCAATCATATCCTTATTTGCAATTTTAAATAGATTCCACTCTTCTAGTAAAATAGCTATAGAGTTTCGTCTTTGTCTATCCTCTTCTGAAAAGCTGGAAGGTTTACCATCAAGCGCAAATAACTCTTTGAAGTGTACTAGATAATATCTTCCTTGTTTATGAAGAATATGGCACGATTGATATAGAATCTTATCTTTCTTTGAAGCAACTCCTATACGTGTAAGAGTCTCCTTAATCTTTAAAAAGTCATCGTCATCCGCTATAGTAATCTCTAATAAAGTCTTTAAAATATCCATAATATTGCCTCACAATAAATCCTCTCCTATTTATTTTTTTGTAATCTTTACGTTATTATTACTATCTGGGTATATATAATGTTCGAGGAACTCTGTTTTTTGTTTATCGGTAAGAATATTCCAGAACTGTCGAGTCCTTTGGATATTATAACCAACGACTTTGGAAATATCCTGCATAATTTTTAGTTCTTTCTTGTCATCCTTTGACTTTGATAGCCATGGCTTATATCGCTTTGCTTTAGAAGGAATAGAATAGAACATATAATCATGTTGTAGTTTTTTATCTAGAAAATGGAACCTATTCATTGCTTCTGAATGAATGAATGTATCCATATGAGACGAGAATGATTTGTTCACAATCCATGGTTCATAGTCTCGTGAAGTCTGGTCATCATAGAGGTATTCCTTAGTTTTAGAGATATCAGTGATGAATGTCCAGACGTTAAACTTGGATTTATCCTCTTGTTGCTCTTCACGTGTCTTTATGACTCCAAAGAGTGTTGAGGTCTCACTCATGAAAATTCACACTCCATAGAGACTTCAATAAAGAATGCCATGAGATTGATTTCAGCATCAGCTACAAATGCGGCTTTATATTGATATTCTGCAATCTTGAGAATAAGAACAGGAATAGACCTCTTGGTGAAGAGATCGGTCGCATTATCATAGATAGTACGGAATACGGCTACTGAATCGGTATCAGCGTTTTCGTGGATCCATTTACGGATTCCATCCATATTCTTGGTCTTGCAATGACTAATGACTTCTTTTACAGTGACTGATTCAAAGTTGGATAGAATACCAGAATCAATCTTACCAGCAACTGAATAACGCTGTAGTTCATTTAGAACTCGGCGCCAATCCGGAAAGAACTTCTGAATGACTGCCGCAACTGCTTGCTTGTCATACTCTACATTTTCGGTTGCAAGAATAGTCTCGGCACGCTTCATAAATTGTGCAGCAAGTTTTGGCATTTCTTTTTTAGGAATAATAAAGTCTACGATAGGAGCGCGAGAATGAAGCGGCTTAATGATCTTATCCTTGTAATTACAGGTAAGGATAAAACCACAGTTCTTGGAAAATTCTTCCATGAAGTTACGAAGCGCAGGTTGAGTACTGTTAGGATTTAAGTAATCTGCCTCATCAAGAACAGCATATTTACGCCCACCAGAAAGTGACACTGATGAAGCAAAATGTAGAATATCATTACGCAGAGTATCAATATTACCGTTCATCGAACCGTTAATGATAATGTAATCACAACCTAGTTCTTCAAGCATGGCTCGAGCAATAGTGGTCTTACCTACACCGGCACCACCTGCTAGCGTCATATTGGCAATATTACCAGAATCCACAAAGCCTTGGAAAGTCTTTTTTAGATCACAAGGTAGAATAGTGTCAGCTACCTTACGTGGGCGATACTTTTCAACCCACTGGTATTGTTCAAGCATTTACTTTCTCCATAATAAAAAAACCGCATGGATACATTATTACATATCCATGCGGTTGACAATAAATTCAATAATATTAGAAAGTAGAGTTAGATTCTACTGCAATCCAATAAACTACTTCAGTTCCTACAAATTGAGAGATACCCTTAGATGAGATCATAACTTTGTAGTCACCATCCATTATCCTAAGATTTTCTTGACGGAAAATAGCACGGAAGACCTTATCACTTTCACCGATATTAACAGAATAAGTGTCAGTTGATGGGTTCTTCATATCAATAGCTTCTAGTGATACAGTCGTGCCGTCACCAATAATAGCAATTTCAGGAAGACCAAGAACACTTAGAGCCTTGGTAACATTCTGATAATCACGATTAGTTAGGACACATTCTACATCTACTGATGGTAACTTGATTTCTTTTTCAGGTGGGGCCATAAGAATGGAAGGATCAGCATAATGATAAACTACACCACGGTTTCCATCAGAAATGCGAACAGATCTGTCACTAAATGTTAATTCAGGATTCTCAAATAGAGATAAAGTTGAAATAAATCGAGTAAGATTATAGATTGCCACCGTATTCTCAAACTGTTCAGTAACTGTAGTACGAGCCATGATAGTCTTATTTTGAGAGATGGTAGATACCATGTTACCAGGCTTCAGTAGAATAGAAGGATTGATAGCAGAGAAGTTTTTAAGAATGTGTAGAGTACGTGCACTTAGTTTCATAATATAGTTTGTCCTCTTTATTGTATATAATGTATAATATCATAGGTTAAGTAGTGTGTCAACTACTTCTTACCCTTTTTAAGCATTGCTGGATCAGCAGTAGCAGGGGCACCAATAGATGCTAGATCAGCAAGTGATCCACCAAAGATGTATGTACCAACGTGCTGTAGTTTCATCCACGGGCAATACCAAATTTTGCCACCAGCTTGTGCTAGTTTCTGGCAGAACCAATAGTCTTCTGATAGATAACGCTTAGACACTGGATCAATCTCTGCCTGAAAGTATTGCATGATTTCGCGAGAGCCATCAAACTGTTCAGTACGAACGTGGTCTGGTTTATAATGATATTGTGGGTAAACATCTCTAAACTTTTCAAATGCAGATCGTCTAGTCATCATAAAACCAGTACCAACTTCAGATACTTCTACTGGTTCATCAATTCGAATAGTGCCATTACCATTGGCTTTAGGATTAAAAACATAATCACCAACAAATTTGTCTAAAACATTAGCATCTTCATCTGCAATACCTTTGTTAACTGCTAACTTGATCTTTTCCCAAGAGATTGTCTTCTTTGGATATGGTCCTGCAAGAACGTCATATTCTGAATCATCAGATTGAAGTGCCATCATTGCAACAACATCACGCGGGTCAAAACCAATATCTGAATCGATGAATAGCATATGGCTGCAATCAGATCGCATAAACTCATCAACACAATAGTTTCGTGCACGAGTGATTAGTGATTCGTTAAATAGAAAGTATGATCTAAGTTCTAAACCATTAGCGGCAAACATAGCGGTTAAGTCGGCTGATGATTTAGCAAAAAGACCTGCACACATTCCACCATACATCGGTACAGCAAGAAAAAGTTTACGCTTCCTTAGTTCAACCATCTCAATCTTAATTTCCATAATCTATTCCTTATAATGATCATTATATAAAGCAAGCATAATATAATGCATTGCTTTCATTAAATCTTTTTTGTTGGAGCTATCTTTTTTTCCATATCGCCAAATATATTTTTCGGCGGTGTCAATGAAAGTGGTTGTAGCGGAACCACGAGCAATCCAAGCATCAAAACATTCTAGTGTTTCAGCTTTATAGTGTTCACTATATGTCTTATCAATATAATCTTTAAAGTCCTTGATAATCATATCCTCACAATATTTATACTGAATCTTATTGGATTCTAGAATATCATATGATTTTAAGGTTGATTCTGAGTTATCAATAGAATTAATTGGACTTACAGTAAATGTATATTTTTCATCATCCTTATTAGTGAAAGCTGTGGTACTCATATTAGTCAAAGTTATAGTACTCATATTATACTCCATTATTTAAAATAGTATAGTCAATACCTATTTCCTCAAAAATAGATTTAGTCAAAAGATTTGATTGTTCCCATTTGGTTGAAATGGTTGCTGGATGACAGGTAAATACTTTTTTAATACCTACTTGTGCCACACCCTTTGCACATTCAGAGCAAACTGGTAGACCATAAACATATAGAGTTGCATTATCTAGACTCACACCAGTTAAAGTTGCATTATAGATGCAATTAATTTCACCATGAATCATATAAGAGTATTTAGTTTCTTTATTCTCCAGTCGTTCAAACGAATCTTCAATACCTCTAGGAAAACCATTATATCCTGTTGCTAGGATTTGTCCATATTTACCTACAGCAACTGCACCAATTTTTGTTGATGGATCCTTAGACCAAGTACTAATAGTCTTGGCTAGTTCAAGAAAAGTTTTATCCCATTTATTTGGATTCATAACTAATATTTTGTTCCATTTCACGTTGATCTTTTTTATATCTATTGCGGTATTTGTTATTTTCTAGAATAACTTTTTCTAGTACCGAAAAATCATTTTTTAAGTTTTTGGAATATTTTAGAAATGCTATAGTATCTTTAGGGAAACATGATCCACCATAACCACGTTTACCATCAAATCCTGGTACAGTTGTATGGGATCGACATACTCTAGAATCAGTCGTAATAGCACTAATAATTTTGCCATAGTTGGCATTTTCACTATGAACTATATCATAAAACTGATTAAACCACAACACTTTTGTGGCAAGAAAACTATTGATTCCATATTTCACAAAAGATGCTTCAATATTAGTCATATGAAAAGTTGGACAAGGTTTGCAGATACTATAAAACTTATATAGTTCTTCTACTTGCTTAGTATAGATAGGATGCCCACCAAAAATATGCATGAATGGATTTACAAAATCTTCATTTGCACTTTTTTCGGTAAGAAACTCTGGGTTATAAACCACTCTTGTATCTGGAAACTTTTTAAGAATAGCAGGGGTCACAGTAGATTTAATGATAATAACACCATTAATATTTTCTAATAGATAAAACACTACAGATTCAATAATACTAGAATCTATAGATCCATCGTCACCCATGGGTGTAGGTACACAAACAAAGGTGAAATCCATCTTTGTTGGGAGTTTTGTAATGTCTATTCCATCTTTTGGATCAACAATATATTTTTGACACTGACTGTCAGGAAAGCCATAATCAACAGCTTTCCCTACAAATCCATGACCGATAATGGCTATATTTAGACTCACTTATTTACACCATAATATTTCTTATACCATTCACAGAACTTGGAAACACCTTCATGGATGGAAACTTTTGGCTTCCATCCAAGAGCTTGAAGCTTTGTAGTATCCGACCATGTTTCTAGAGTATCAGCAGGATGACGAGGAACTAGATTTTTCTTTATTTCACGTCCCATATTCTTTTCAATCTCTGAAATAAAATCCATAAGCTGAACTTGTTGTCCGCGACCAATATTATAGATTTCTGCTTGTGGTTCCTCAGTATTTAGAAGACTATCCATTAAGATTGCAATACCATTTACAATATCATCTACATAAGTAAAATCACGTTTCATATTACCATAATTATAAACATCAATGGTTTTACCTTTTACAGCAGCTTCGGCAAACTGGAATAGTGCCATATCAGGTCGACCATACGGACCATAAACGGTAAAGAATCTTAGACCAATATTTTGCTTGATTTTTGAAGTTTTAAACTGGCATTCATTTGTGCGTTTAGTATATCCATATGGATTTAGTTGGTGACCAGTAGGTTCATCTTCTTTCCATGGAAGTGGATTACCTGCCATAACACATGATGTAGAGGCATAGATTGCTTTATTAATATTAAATTCTTCAAGTATCTCAATGAGATTCTGTGTGCCAACAATATTATTTTGAATATAATCCATGGCATGATCATACGAATGACGAACACCTGCATATGCAGCTAGATGAATGACTAGGTCTGGATTTTCATTCTCTAAATTAGAAGACATATTATTTTTATCTAGTAAATCACAATGATAAACAAAAATATTATTTTTTTCTAAAATAGCAGCGCGAGTATTCTTAAGATCTACATCATAATAATTATTAAAGTTATCCATACCAAAAACATCATGACCGGCATCGTGAAGTTTTTGTGCTAGATGGAAGCCAATGAAACCAGCAACACCAGTAATGAAAATACGCGCCATTAAAAGTTTTTCCTACCTGTTGGATATTGTTCAAAAGAATATTTTTTATCTTCATAAGCTTGATCAGTGCCAAACTCTCGAATTAGTTTCATACCATAGTTATCAACTTTATTTACAATTTTTACATCTTTTTTGAGAACAAGAGGATTTAAGCGAGCAAGTTGCCCATTCTTATTGATTATTGCTTCTAGATCAACATGGTGGTGAACTCTACCATATCTTTCCTGTAATGTCACTACATCTGGGTGCATTTCCAGAAGCATTCTGGACTTATTTAATGAAGCATCTTCTTGATAGTTATTATAGAGCTCTAAAGTATTACCACCCTTTACAGTACCGGTTGCTGCTTTACCACATAGAAATGAGTAGAAAAGCATTGTGCATAAACCTTCCTTAAGTACTCGAATGGAAAGATCTACGTCCTCATTATATCGACCACGCCACTTATGTGGGCAATTATTGTCAATGAGAAAACAAGACATGATACGAGTATTTAGAATATAAGGAGGGTATGGATAATCATCTACACAGAAGAACTTATATTGAAGTCCTGCTAGTGCTACATTTTCAAAGCGATCAACAAAATCCTCTACTGACCTAAAACAAGCGGAACCACGCTCAATTCTATATCGCTTGTTATTATGGAATCGCCAGAACTCAAAAATATTATCATCTAGAAGCCAATGACGCTTGAAACCATTAGCCTGTGAATGTTCCCAACACCAATTACGGGCTGGTCCTGAACCTTTACCATGATTTGAAAATGGTAAAGTTAAAATCTTTTTAGGATCAATAACAGCAGCATATTTTTCATACTCTTGAGGTTCCACTGTAATATAATATGGAATACCCATGCGTTCTAGAGCCTTGGGAGTATATCTAGAGTCCCATCGACCTTTTGAGATAATATAGATTGGAAACCTTGTAGTAAACACATCATTCATCTTCAATAATCTTATTCATAATATTTTTCTCTCTACCCTTGTCTGGATACCATATCACATTTGTTTTTTCTGTCAAGGAATATCCTGTAAGTTTTGCAAATGCTTCACGATCTTCTATTGTATTAAACTTAAGTTTAAGTTGCTTATGGGGAGAAATATCGTGGGTATTAAATACTGGCATACCTGCTGCATACCACTGAAGGTATGGATTACGCCATTCATTCTGAAGATCTTCAATCGTATGTGCTACTAACATATTTAAGATTCCATAAAATCAAGAAGACCGTTTTGCTTTTCTTTTGTGAAAGTAATATCCGAAGTTTTAGGATCAGGATTTCTATCGATTACTTTCATGAAGTCAATATAATCTTTTTCTGATCTAAAATTTACATAAAGATTCTGCCAATCCTCTGGGAAATCTTTATTAAGTAATTTTGGTTTGATATTTGGTTTATCTTCGATTTGTTCACCAAGAAACTCAGATAAATTTACAATAATATTTTCTTTGGCTTTAAAACCAACTAGATCATCATAATCCTTAGAGGTGTCTCTAATGTCCATCTTTATTTCCATTTTGAAGATGAATATAGTTTAAATTCGTCTACTATATCTTTATTAGTAATAGTTTGTAATAGAATTGCATTATTCTTAGAGAATAATTTCATTGTTCGATCATCGTCTGTTATGCCTGTTGTGACTTTTCGCTTATCTTTTGGCATTTTATATAGTCGAACTGTATTATTGTTGAATCTAGAAGGAGTTTCCACAAAGATTAGAATATCAACATCATTGCATTTTTTTAGTTGATCTGGTTTGACAGAAAAAGAGTTTTTCACATGCCATGCTTGTTGTGCTTTTACTTCACAAGTTTTATTATTCACTAGCATATCTTTTTTGCTATCCATATCATCTGATGATTCTTCAACTGATAAACCAAGAAAGCGATAGTATCGTGCTACAAGTTTTTCACCAAGTTCACCAGTTTTTTTTCTCTTTTCCTTATCACTAAGCATGCTTAGAATCCTTTACCATTTGTTGCAAGATAATTTTCACACTGGTGGTCAATATTTTGAATATTAGTTAGAGTCATATTTTCATCAGTTGAAAGTAAAAAGTTCATATTACATAATCCATTCTGGTGGTTGACGATTTTTCCACGAGTGCATCCGTGACTTACCTACTTTATAATAATGGCGGTAATTTGTCAAGGGATTATCACTGATTTTGTACTCATCAGCCATTGCTGAAGGCATCTTAGTCCATTCATAGTTTTTAAGATTATTTGGGGGAGAAGATAGCATATATGCTAGATCATTTTGAAAGCATTTATGAGTCTTACCATAACGATATGTATATTCTTTGCCAAGTGCATGAAAATGATCGACCAACCAGTTATAGTTCATGATTGATTGACGACACCAAACAGCACTTGGATGATTTACATGGGTAGCAGTATATATAACTGGATCACGAGCATCATCTAGATGCCAACGCTTTACATTACGTCCTGTTTTGGATTTACCGGGTACTTCATTACCATCAATAATCCGATGTGCAGTAGATAGCAATTGCGCTGATTCCAGAATCATTTTTACTACATGTTTATCAACCATCCATTGTGCGGCTTGAGTAGCATCATGACTGAGATAAAAGATATTCACTTATCTATTCCATTTCCTTAGAGCTTGTTCACGGTGAACAGGATTAGCAGTTGAATAAAATAACTTACCATTAAGAAAGTCCATGGATTGTAAAAATACACGTGCTGTTATTCCTGTAAAAGTTTCGGTTCTTACTTCACCATTAGGAGTTGCAAAACGCACTCTACAGTGTTGTGGTCTTTTTATTTTAACACATAAATCAGGATATGTCAATGACTTTTCTTCAAGTCTTATTTGTTGTGTAGAGACTTGCACTACTCTAGGATTAAAACAAACAAAATTTTGTGGATGACCACGCATAGCAAAGACTTTCCATGGTAAGCCAACTTGAATAGCGGTAAGACATAGACCATTATGATCATACATTATCTTAACCAGCTCTTGAGAGAACTCTGTAGGATCTACAGGTGGATTGCTAAAATTAAAGTTTTGACTTACTTCTTTAAGAATAGGATCTTTATAATTTAATATATACATTAATTCATTCACTTCTTATGATTGACAAAGTGCTCATCAAGTTCTTTTTTAGTTCTTTAGTTATATTATTTCTTTAATATTGTCCTTCAATCCTGCTGAAGTTTTTGTGTTTCACAAAGCGAATTATATTTGAGAACTTTTCATTAAGATGTTCCTTGTGAGAGATTACAAATAGAGAGCATTCAGCACCGATTATGTTTAGAATCTGCATGAGCATTTCGGTTGAGTTAGAATCTAAGGATGAGTCCATGATCTCGTCTAGAATAAGTAGATTTGTAGTCATTGAGTTTCTCAATTTAGCTACTGCTCTCCATGTAAAGAGTAGAGAAAGATCAATCCTCTGCTTTTCTCCTTCAGAAAAAGAAGAATAACTAAACTCATCTCTAAATCTAGACTTAATGGTTTCCTCAAACTGGCTATCAAGTTGGAAATCCACAAAGAAATCCATGATTGATAGATACTTATTAATCAGTTTATTAATGATAGGTATATACTGATTTATTATTTTAGTCTTAATACCACCATCTTTAAGTATTGATGAGGCAAATGCAAGAACTTGTTTCTCCTCATAAAGTTCATTATATTTACCGGCAGCAATAGATAGTTCTTTTTCTAAATCAGAAATCTTTAGTTCTGTTTCAGTGTTTATATCATTTTTAGCATTGTCTATTTCATCATTCAGTGAATCAATCTTCCATTGAAGTTGAGAAATAACATGTTTAAATTGAGTCTTTTCTTCACGTATCAAATCGATCTCAGAATTTCCTTCATTATAGATAACAAGTTTTGTTTTTAACTTTGTTTCTAATTTTGAAAGTTTTTCTAGACCAGAGTCTAGTTCGGTAATCTTTCCATTATTGATTTCTATTCTCTCACAAGATAGCTTAGTGTCAATACCTTGTTTGCAAGTTGGGCAGTTTTCATGATCTGTAAAGAACGTAATTTCATTGTAAAGTAGATTTTTCTTAGCATTAAGATCATATTTAAGCTGCTTATATGTTTCGATATTTTTATTGATTGCTTTAATATCAATTTTGTTTTGTCTATCATAGATAATATCATATTGAAGTTGAGCAGAATTCAGTTTTTGTTCTTCAATATTAATTCTGGTTTTAAAATCAAGAATAGTTGCTTTCTTTTCATCAATGAAAACAGTACTTTTGGTTTTTAGTTCTTTGATATGGGCATTAACCAGCTTGATCTTTTGTTCAATTAGTTTTTTTTCATATTCATTTTCGATCAACTCAGCACTATTCTTTTGTAAATCTTCCTTGAGTAAAGTATTCATAGTTGTGAATACTTGTAGATCAAGTAGATCTTCAATGACAGCACGACGTTGACCGGTAGGTAGTTGCATAAATGGCACAAATGATGCCGACCCAAGAATATCTACTTGACAAAATGTTTTATAGTTTAACTTAAGGATTTGCTTTTCTAGAATATCTTGATAATCACGAACGTCTGCCGATTGATTTAATAGAGAATCATTACAATATACTTCAAAGATATTTGGCTTCATACCACGTCGAATCATATATGAGTTTCTACCGATGGAAAACTCAATCTCTACCAGAAGATCTTTTTTAATAATTGTATTCATAAGTTGTGGTTTATTGATATTTCGGAATGGTTTACCGAAAAGAGCATAGGTAATAGAACACAGCATAGTTGACTTACCAGAACCATTAGAACCTACTATAAGTGTAGTACCAGGCTTGCTTAAGTCAATTTCTGTAAACTGATTACCTGTTGATAGAAAATTGCGCCATCGAATAGTTTTAAAGTAAATCACTCTACACCCATAGAAATAGCCTTATTATATAGATTAGTAATCACTGACTCAAGTTTCTTTGTATTTACGATAGAAGAATCAATTTGTTCAATATGTTTTTTAAATATATCTAGTGTTGATTCCGCTTCGGAAATAATCTCAAAATCATTGCTGGTATCCATATTGAGGTGATCTTCAACAATCTGAATATCAAGCGGGCCTACTTTTTCTAGTTGTTCACAGAATAGATCAAACCAATATGGATTTGTTTTGTTCTGAATAATAATCTTACAAAGAGTGCCAGAATACTTAGACCAGTCTTGAGTTCTAAATAGCTGTTCGATTGATCCTACATCTAAATCTGAATAGAATATTTTTCGGAACATTTCATATGGATTCTTAATAAACTTTAGATCCAGAGTTTCTAGATCAAGAATGTGAAATCCGCGGTCATCACCATAATCTGACCAAGTAAACTGACCATGTGAACCAAGATAAGCAATAGATCCTTTTCTTGATTTATGATGATAATGACCAGATAGAGTTAATGGGAATCGGTCAAATAATGATGGATTATCACCATGAGTATTTGTACTACCACGATACATATCAAAACCCTCAAGTTCAAGATGACCCATGCAGACACGGGCATATGAATTATTAATTGTTTCAATAGAATGTTTTCTATTTTTATCACAAATCCATGGAACTAGAAGTATTTTAACTTCCCCAATATTGATATCTATCGCGTATTTGTATATAGGAAATAGATTGCTATAAAACTCTTCTGGAGCATTTGGCTCATTTGTGTTTTTATAATAAGTATCATGATTACCAATCACTTGATGATATTCTAGATTTCTATTTAAAATAGGTTGAATAAAATCGGTGCGTAGTCGATTGACTGTCATGGTATTTGTCATTTTACGACGATCAAAAAGATCGCCAAGATGAATGACATGGCGTATTCCTCTTTTATCAATTTCTGGAAAAAATACATGGTCCAGAAACTTTTTAGTCATATCCATAAATGCTACGTTATCATTTCTCACTCCAAAGTGAGTATCAGTAATAATAGCAACTTCCATCAGACGTCCTTCTTGTCAACAAATTTTTCTATCCCTACTATAACACCTTTTTTGGGTTTTGTCAACTTTTCTTCAAAATCTTTAATGATTTGATTTGATGCTTCATTATCATATGATTCAACAATATATTGAAACTCATGAAGATTGATATTCTGCATGTTCTTATGCTTGATATAAGATTGTTTCTTTTCTTTGGCAATTCTTCTAATAAAAGCATTCCAGGCAATCCAAGAAAAATATCCAAACGCGTTTACAGCGCCAGATCTTGATCTTTCCGCCGATTTGGTTTCATCAAAGTTATTGACTGCATAAAGACAGTTTTCAATTGCGTCACCAACCATCTCATCCTTATAGGAATAACCTGAGAAGTTTGGTCGAGTTGCCATCTTTGTGCAAATAGCACTAATACAAACTCCAATATATTCTGGGATCCTAGCGTCTGGATATTCATTAAGTTTTGCTTTGTATTCATTTAAAGCAACAACAAAGTCATGATTATTTACATAGTGTCTTTTTATAGTTCTTACAGCATTCATGTGTTGACAACTTTCATAATATGGTTATAATAGGTCTTGAGGCAAAAACAATGGTATAGGTTAATGAAGGTCTATAGGATATATCTTGTAGTCAAATGACTCTGAGGTATAAATCTTGATTCGTTCCATAAAGTGATTCAAGGTATGATTTCTATTTGATTTCCATGAAAGATCATCTGCTATATCATATAGTGTGGCATTTAACTTGGATTCGGATTTACGGAGTGTTCTACCAATTGATTGAAGGTTACGAACCCTAGATTTGGATGGGCTTGTAAAGATTACATTCTGTAGATTTATTATATTTGTGCCAGTAGAAGTGGTACCTGAACTCGCAAGGATAATACAATTCTTTTCAATCTCTACAGCTTTACGAATCTCTTCACGTTTTGAAGCATCTACTTCACCAGAGATAAAAAACACTTTTCTATTGTGTTGATTGTCCTTTAATAGATCATATAGGACTTTACCATGTTTTTCAACAAAGTTAAAGAATACTATTGTATTACCTTCAAGGGAAAGCACTAGATTTTTGATAAACTTATTCCGTTTAGAATTAGTCACAATAAAATCTAGTTCAGTTTGATAATCTGTTTTACTGATTAGTTTCTTTTCCTCATCAGTATATTTAAGAACTAAAGCCTTGATCTTGAGTTGAGCAATAGTCCCACGGTTCATTAATTCAGCAGTGGTAGTGACTTTTCTTGTAGGACCAAATAAACCTTCAAGGACCATAGCATTGGTTTTACTGCCATCTAAAGTGCCAGTAAAACCAAATCTTTTTTCACACCCAGTAAGTTTAGTCATAATAGAAATAAGACTTTTGGCAGCAAAAAGATGACATTCATCTCCAATAACAAGATTAAACTGTGCAAACCATGCAACAGGAAGCTTATAAATTGACTGCCAAGTTGAAATAA